AATTTTAAATGGCATTAAACAGGCTTTAACTGAAGGCAAGGCCACAGTTAATTTTACTGATAAGAATAAGACCAAAGATGTAGAAGAAGCATCAACGCTAACAGGATCAGGTTTAAATATTGGTGGTCGAGTTTATTTTGATGACGCTTTTGCCGCTTTAAGATATGCAAACCCATTTAGAATGGGAAGCCGTCAAGTTACATACACAGGATCAGCCGCTCAATTCGTGGCTAAAACAGGTAATGCCGCAGACGCAACAAACCCATTTACATACCCTGTAACTGCCAATAGTGGTAGCCCAAATATTGCAACATCAATATGGCAATTACCCACTAGAGTTATTACTGCACAATTACCAATTAGAACTGCCGTTATGGATGATATTAATGGCATTGATCCAGCTATCTCTAACGACTTAATGCTTGAGCTATCATCGCTAGAAGCACAGTCTATGGCTATTAACAACGATCAAGCAGGCTCAACAACAACAACAACTGGCGGAACTGATGGTTTGCGCGGTCTAGTAACTTACTTAACATCCACTTCAGCCGCATCTTATGGCACAAGCGGAACTGCTATAACTAATGGTATTCATACTATTTTAAAAGAAGAATTTTCAGCTTCAGCAATTACTTATGATGACATTGTTAATGCGGCTAATTTATTGCCTGGTCAATATTGGGCATTACCTACAACTGCATGGCACTTACATCCTTCTTTAATTGCTCAATTAAGAAAATTAAAAGGTTCTACAGGTGGCGCTCCAATGTTTGTAGAAACAGGAACGGAAGATGGCGGATCATTAGTTTATTTATTCGGATTCCCAGTAATTGTTAATCCTTATTTAGACGCTCCAGCCGCAGGTAAGATTTCAGGCGTGTTAGCAAATTGGGATCAATTTATGACTATTGCTGACGCAGAGGAAATGAATATTAAACGCTTTGATCAAACTGCACCTGGTTTTATAACTTTATTTGCAGAAAAACGATTAGCATCAACTGTTAGAAATCCGTTTGCAGGTGTCTTTTTAGTAGGGGTTTAATAATGAGCGACACGCTTGGGCAAGTGCCGTATGGAACTACTCGCAATCCGTTCAACTATGATAAGTTTGAACAGATTAGTCGCGACTTAACTACAAACTGGTTAACAACTGAAGAAATAGCGCAACAGTTAAATTTAGGAACTGATGAATCGCAAGATGCGTATTTAGAAAGTTTAGAATTAGCGGTTCGCATGCATATTGAAGATTATCTTGGTATGTCAATTTTCCCGACATCATATAGGGTTTATTATGGCTTATCAGCTAATTTTTCAACGCCTGTTTATTTAGATTTGCCAGTCACAAGTTATGTTGATAAGTTTAATAGCGGTAATTTAAGCATTACAAAAGTTGCTTATTACAATGGAAGCACACCAAGCGTTTTAACAACTATTGCTTCAAGTAGTTATTATTATGATTCGACAGGAAATAAAGTTGTATTAAATAGCGGTATTCCATCGGATGTAAGCACTTATAGAACAAGCCCTGTTATTGTTGAATATACACAAAATGCAAACTTTACACAGGCTTATCCTGTAATTAAGCAAGCTGGTTTATTATTATTTACTCATCTTTATAATAATAGATCAGAATCAGTTGCAGGTGGCTTGCAAAAGATTCCTTATGGAGTGGATTGTTTATTAAGACCTTACAAACCATTGGTAATGTAAATGGCAATAACAAAATTTGAAACAGTAGAAGTTAATAATTTGTCTTTTACCACAAGCAGTTATGGTGAAACACAAACAACTAAAACTCTTAAATTTACAAGTAGGCCATTAATATCTGAAGTCAGAGCTAATGTAGCTACTTCAGAAAAATTTAGAATATATAGTGATTTGGTGCAAATGAAGTTTAATTACACACCATATACTAGAGATATAGTAGATAACGATAATTTATATTCAATAACCTATCAAAATGTTGATTGGCGAATAGCCGATTGTAGTGTATCTAATGATAGAATGAGTGTAACTTTGATATGTTACTTTAACAAACCAAGTGTAGATGTATAGATGGCAACTCAACAAGATGTTAGGTTATACGCACAGGCAATACAAGCACAATTATCTAGTATAGTTACGCCTGTTCCTGTATATGCTAATTTCAATAGAAATTTTGCAACGCAACCTAAATTTATTACTTGGCAATTAAGAGATGTGCATCAACCAGTTTATACTGGTAATGTTCAAAGTATTAAAGGCATAGATACACCTGTTTTTCAAATAAGTGTATTTACTACAGAAATGGCAGATGGTTTTAATATTGCAAATACTATTTTGCAAGCATTACATGGTTATAGTGGAACTTTTGGTAATGTTACTTATAATTTTAAAGTTTCAAAAGCAGATGTAGTGTGGTTATATCATGGATACGACAATGAAATTGGGCTTCATAATATATTTATGGATTGCACTATATATATACCAACATAAGATTTTTTAATTTTTTAATGTGAGGAAATAAATTATGGCACTTCCAAATAAAGTTTTACCAGGTTTTAGCGCAAGTCTTTATTGCCAAGCTTCAGCAACACCAACACCTTTAACAGTAGCTAACCTTTCTGTATATGCAAGCGTTTCAGCTTTAGCAGTTTCAGCAAATTTATTGCCTGTAGAAGCTATTCCAGCTTTTGGTCAAGATGATGCAATGGCTAACTTTAATGTAGCAGGTTCTCGTCAATCTGACAAGATTCCTACACAAGCCGCTCCAACATCAATGACAATTACTGCCGCTTGGAATCCAAGTGACGCAAACCTTTTATTAATGCGTGGCGATGCATACAACGGCACAATCGACAGAACATTTATTATTTCTGCAACTGATGGCACAAACATTGTAAATTATGCTTTTAATGGTCGAGTAGGTCAATTCACAGTTGATCCTAACCCAACGGCTGAAGCTAAATGCACATTTACAATTCATCCGCGCGGCAATCAATATGGTTGGTCAAACAACGCTTAATAAGGATTAAATATGAAATTATCTGAAGCTATTGAATTATTGACAAGCACCTATCAAAGCCTTGATGCAGTAGCTTTAGGCTTGCCTGTCGATGCAAAAGAAGTTGCTGATGCTTTAGCAAAAGCTGATCCTGATAGTGCTGAATATGTTGCACTACAAGCATTAGCTAAAGTTAATCCTTATGAAAATACAAAAAAAGAAAAGGTAAAACAAAATGACGACTACAATCAAGAATAGTGACGACTTATTAAGTTATTTGGTATCCCAAGCTGGTTCAGGTCAAAAGAACTGGTTTGGGTTTGCCCAACAACGCTTAACAGGTATTAATCTAGCGCATGAGATAGCTAAAAATCATGCAGATAAATTAACGCCTGAAGAATGTGTTGATTATGCTATTAAGCTTAATAATGCGGTTTACCATAAAATAATTAAGGCAGACTAATGAGCGTTAAATTTGCCGTCAATGGTTTAAAAGAAACTCTTGATGCATTTAAAGAATTTCAAGAGCAGTTTGGCGATAAAGACGCAAAGAGCAAGGTATTAATACCAGCAGTTAGAGAAGCCATGAAGCCTGTATTGGCTATGGCAAAAGCATTGTCACCTAAAGACACAGGCGCATTGGATCGTTCTTTATATATCACCGCAAGGCGACCTACTAGAAAAGATATGAAGTCAAGATATGTAACACCAAAAGATTCTGTTATATCTCTCGTTTCATCTCAACCAATTCCTAAAAAATTAAAGCAACAATTTCAAGCTGAATATGGTGATTTAAAAGGCAAGGAATATAAAAAGGCTAGAAGAAAATTTTATACTGAAGCTGGCGTTATGTTTGATGCTAGAGCTATAGCTAATGAATTTGGAACGGCTAATATGTCAGCCAAACCATTTATGCGGGTATCATTAGAATCACAAGCTCAAGCCGTTGCGTCAAGGTTAGGTTTAATTATTAAACAAAAAATAGATTCATACAAAGCTAAAAAATTAACAACATAAGGAAAAGATATGAGTAAATTAGGATCAGCACTCGGTAAAAAATACGAGGAAAATAGATTATCGGTATTAACTAGATCGTTTGAATTAGGCGATCATACATTTAAAGTAAGAGTGCCAAGCGTTCAAGAAATTGAAGCTATTTATAATTACTTTAAAAATCCTAATGAGGAAAAAGTTGAGCTTGAATATCAAAGAATGCTAAAAGAATTTGATGGCCTTAAAGAAAAAGAAGGCGTAGAGATAAAAGATAACGATATGGTTATTGATGGTAGGTCAATGAGAGAAACTGCCAAGAATAAACATATATTGCAACATAGAATAGTTGAATATATTAAATTTCTAATACCTGAAACTGGATCATTAGAAGATATAAATTATGAAGATGTAGAAACTGAATTTCCATTATCTGTTCAAATGACTTTAGTGGAAAAAATTAACGAAGTTATTAGCCCTGAATACAAAGACATAAAGTCAAAGTAGTAGGCTCGTTAAGAACCCAAGCGCGGGCGGCTATGGTCTTTAACGGGCATACAATACAAGATATAGACGCTTTAGATGAAGCAACCATGAATGAAATAACAGTCATGTATGCGGATGGGTTAGTTGGAAATAGAAGCTTATTAACTATGCAAGGAACTCTAGTTGCTGGAGTTTTTAATTATTTAAAAGCAAGTAATAGTTCACCCTATACTCTAAAAAGCGTTTTAGGTAGTGCTTATGAATATATTTATGGTATAGAAAAGGCTGATCCTAGCGAATCTTTACTTACATTTATGTCACAAGCGCCTGACTTTAAAATGGATAGATTTAAAGGTAAATAACAATGGCAATTATTTCAAGGTTAGCGGTTTTACTTGGGCTTGATGCAGGCGAATTTAATGCCAATCTAGGTAAAGCTAAAGACAAAGTAGAAGGCTTTAGTATCGGCGCAAAAGCATCATTGCTTGCGGTTGCCGTATCTTTTGCCGCTTCCGCTCGTGAAGCAGTTAATTTTGCCGACAGAATTGAGGAAGTATCAAAAGCCAATGATATGTCAATTCAATCTGTATTGCGTTTGTCAAGCGCATTGCAGTTAAGCGGTGGCAATAGCGATGATGCTGGTAAGCTTATGGCATCATTCGCAAACAAAGTTGATGAAGCCGCGCAAGGTGGCGAAAAGGCACAAAAAGCTTTTACATCTATTGGTGTATCTCTAAAAGATTTAAGAACTCTCACTCCCCAAGAATTATTTGAAAAAACTGCAATTGCTTTAGCTTCCATTGAAGATACTACGAAAAGAAATGCTACGGCTATGGATTTATTTGGTCGAGCAGTTCGTGGCGTTGATATTAAAAGTTTAGGCGATCAATTACAAAACAATAAAAATAAATTTGAAGATTCAGAAAAATCTTTTATTAGGATTGCTAATTCTATTGATCGTTTAGATAAATTCTTTTTTAATTTAAAAATAACTATTGCTAATGATGTAGCGCCAGCTTTTGATAATTTAACTTTAGCTATGGAAAATTGGCAAAAAAAATCACAAGGTATTGTTGATCGATTTGCTGAAATTAGAAAAGAAGCTGGATGGTGGGCGGCTTGGAAAGATAAGGAAGGTATTGGCAAATATGTTGCTCCAAGTCAAAGAGAATTTGGATCAGTTCAAGGTGCTAATGTTCCTGGCATTATGTCAGGCATTGGTGGCGTAGCCGCAGATAAAAAAAATATTAGAGAAGTTACTGAAGCAAAAAATAAAGAAGCTGAAGCTGAAGCAAAAAAAGCTAAAGAAGCTTTAAAAAGACAACAAGAATTTTACGATAAAGAAATATTAATTAGCCAAGCCAAAGGCGAAAGATTACAAAAAGAAAATGAATTAGCTTTTGTTTCAGAAAATGAAAGAAAATTACAACTTGAATTGTTTGATATAGAACAAAAGCGCAAACAATTAACTTTAGGCGATCAATTTGGTCGCAAGATGACTGAAGATCAAGCTAACGCTTTTGCTGAAGTAGAAATAGCCCGCGCAAAAGAAGCATATCAAATTGGTGAATCACAAAGAAGTTTTGAGTTTGGCTGGAAAAAAGCTTTTGCAAGTTATACTGATAGCGCTACTAATGCGGCTCGCATGGGTGAACAAGCATTCGTATCAGTAACACAAAATCTTGAAACTGCATTAGACAATTTTGTTCAAACAGGAAAATTAAGCTTTAGTGATCTTGCTCGCAGTATTATTTCAGACTTAATTAAAATTCAATTAAGAGCGCAAGCTACGGCTATATTTAAAGGTTCAGGATTAGGCAATTTGCTTGGTGGTTTTTTTGGTGGCGCTGGCGCAAGTGGCGGCGGATTATTTTCAACTGCACCAAGCGCAGGTGGACTTAAATTTTTAGCTGACGGCGGCCCTATTTCAGGCCCAGCTATTGTAGGTGAGCGTGGCCCTGAATTATTTGTGCCTAACACTCCAGGCACTATTATTCCTAACAACCAATTAAGTTCTATGGGCGGTGGACCGCAAGTTGTGTATAATGGACCTTACATTGCTAATATGAGCGCTATTGATACACAAAGCGCAACACAATTTTTGGCTAAAAATAAACAAGCAGTTTGGGGCGCTAACCAATCTGCTCAAAGATCATTACCGCAAAGCAGATAATATATGGCTACATTAAATCAAATATTAGCAATATCTGAATCAGTAGGCATTAATGACCATAGATTTATTGGTCAAATGATGAGCCGAAATCAGCGCGTTGCTACTTCCGAAATTCTTACTGTTCAACCATTTCAATTTGATATGAAGCCAATGAATTATTTGCTTTATAGTCAAAACAGAGCTTTATTATCTAACTTGCGTGAAGTGGATCGCCAATATGAATCTTATTTAAATTTTGGTTCTACAGGTTGGTGGAATTATATTGCCTATCAAGGCGATATGTCCACCGCTCAAATTATTGCTTGTCAATATCAAACATCTTCAGCAAACAAAACTATTGTATTAGGTTCGCTTCCAAGCATTTCCTCAACTGCATACATTGTTAAAACAGGCGATTTTTTACAGATTGATCGTTACGCTTATATAGCAACTGCCGATGTTCAAAGAGGTTCAGGATCAACTGTCAATATTCCTGTGCATAGAACCATTATGACTACATTAACAAGCGCTATGGGCGCAGTTATAGGTCAATATGGCACTACACAATCATTAGGTGGATTAACTTATATTGGCGTAACATTCCCTGTTATTCTTACAGAATATCCAGGATATAGTTTTGTTCCAATGACTAATGATTCATTCATATCATGGAGTGGATCATTTAAAGCAATAGAAGCGGTTTTATAATGTCAAACGATATAATACCAATACAAAATACTAATAACATAAGGATGGCAGATTTCGTAAGAGTTACGACTGCTAGTGGCGTTTATCGTTTTGCAACAACTCCTTCTGTATTAACTATTCCTGCCGTTGATGCTCAACCTTTTGATGCTCTTGGTGCATTAGTTAAAATTAATGATGTTCAACGCGACATTAAATCAACTGCCAATGAAACAACTATAACTTTAGTCGGACTTGATACCGCATTATTGGGATGGGTATTAGGACATGATATTAAAGGTTCTTTAATTGAAATGTGGCATGGATTTTTTGATGACCAAAATGAGTTAATTACTACAGGCGGATCAGGCGGTCTTTATAAATTCTTTACAGGCTATATTAGTTCCTTTTCTATTTCAGAACAATATATGGAAGAAGCAAGAGCGTATGTAGGCATCATAACCGCTTCAGCATCTAGCATTCAAATCATTCTTCAAAATAGAACTGCTGGTCGTTATACTAATAACAATGCTTGGCAATTTTTTAATCCTGGCGACACTTCAATGAATCGTGTTAATTTTATTGAAACTATTAATTATGCTTTTGGCAAAGAAGATTGATTAGAAAAGCTACAAAATACGATAAGACACAATTAGCCGAAATGTTAAAAATGTTTCGTGATGAAAGTCCTATTCAACAATATAAAGAATTAAATAATTATGATTATATTTATTCTCTAATAGATAGTATTGTTGCTGGTAGAGGTGTTATTTTTTTAGAAGATAATATAGGGTTTATTATAGCAATTATAACGCCTACAATATGGTGCGATAAAACTTATGCTATGTATGAATTAGCTTGGTATGTAAAACCTGAATATAGACATAAAACAATAGGTTATAAATTATTAAAAACATATATTGATTATGCCAATCAATTAAAACAAGAAGGCAAAATTAAATTATTTACTGTTACTAAAATGACTACTAGCCCTGATCTTGATTATTCAAGATTTGGATTTAAAAAAATAGAAGAAAACTGGATGCAATGAAAATAGTTTTATTTATTATTAATTTCTTTATATTCTTTTTGCTATGCGCGCCTGCATTTGCAATTGGAACTATTATTGCAACTGCCGTATTATCTGCTGGAACTGCTGGCTGGATTGTAAGCACAGTAGCTTTTGCAATCAATATGGTTGCATCATCTATTCTTTCTAAAATATTTGCTCCCAGTATTCCAGGACAAGATAATCTTAACGCGCAACAACCTAATCCTGGTAATAGACAACAACTTCCACCTGCTGGCGATAATAAACTTCCTGTTATTTATGGATCAGCTTATGTGGGCGGTATTATTACCGATATGTCCATTACTGAAGATAATCAAGATATCTATTGGGTAATATCTTTATCTGAAGTAACTAATACAGAAACAGGCGGAAGTCCTGATACATTTACTTTTGGCGATGTTTACTGGGGCGGCAAAAAAGTAATATTTGGAAGTGGCTCGGCAGTAACAGGATTGCTTGACGAATCAACAAGTGAAACACAAGATGTTACAGGTTATATGGATATATGGTTGTATCGTAACGGATCAAGCCAACCTACTAATACTGCTACATCCGCTATTGATGTAATGAATAGTGCTGGTCTTATTTATACTTGGGATGCTAATAAATTAATGAGCAATACGGCTTTTGCTATTGTTCATCTTAAATACAATCAAGATAGAAACTTAACTGGATTAAATCAAACTAGATTTCAAATTACCAATTCAAGAACTGCGCCTGGCGATTGCTTTTTAGACTATTTTACTTCTACAAGATATGGCGCGGCGATTCCTGTAGCTAATATTAATACTGATTCATTAGATGATCTAAATACATATTCAAGCCAATCATTTACATATATTGATTATGATGGAAATACAACAACCCAACCTAGATTTACATTTAATGGTTCAATAGATACTAATTTAAAAATCATGCAAAACATTCAAGCAATGTCAGACTGTTGCGATTGCTTGGTTAAATACAATGAAATATTAGGTTTATGGGGTGTTATTGTTCAAAGCCCAACTTATACAATCGCTATGGATATTAATAACACTAATATGATTGGCGGAATTACTGTAACACCTATTGATCTTAATAATTCATTTAATATAATTGAAGTTAAATTTCCCGATGGTTCTGCTAAAGACAGTTTTAATTCAGCTACATTTGATTTGGCAACTATTGATCCAAGTCTTTTATTTGCTAATGAGCCTGTCAATAAACAATCAGTTAATCTTTATTTAGTTAATAACAATGTTCAAGCTCAATATCTTGCTAACAGAATGCTTGAAGCGGCAAGAGAAGATTTACAAATTCAATGTGAAATTAATTTTATAGGTCTTGAATTAGAAGCTGGCGATATTGTTACAGTTACTAATGCCAATTATGGTTGGGTAGCAAAAGAATTTAGAATTAATAAAGTTATAGAAAAATTTAGCGATACTGGTCAGGTTACTGCATCGCTTAATTTAATGGAATTTAATGCACAAGTTTATGATGATGTTAATATAACTGAATTTACACCTAGCCCTAATACAGGCATTGGTAGCCCTGTAACATTTGGAACTGTGCCTGCACCTGTAGTTACTGCACAATATCCTAATATTGCTATTCCTAGCATCTTTGTAACGCCAACATCATCAAGTGCTGGTATTACACAATATGCTGAAATTTGGTATTCAGCCTATCAATATCCTACGACTAGCCAATTAATATTTGCTGGCACTACCGCTATTCAATCCAATGGTAATCCTTATGGATTAAATGAAGTTTTACCGCCTGTTGAAATATCTAATCTTCCTGCTGGTAATTGGTATTTCTTTAGTCGTATGGTTAATGCAATTGCTTCAAGTAATTATTCATTAGCTTCAACATTATTAGAATGGCGACCTACAACATGGCAATATCAAGAAAGATATTTATCTATTGCTTATGCTGACGATATAGATGGCACAGGGTTTAATTTAAACCCTAGAAATAAATTGTATTATGGATATTATAATACTTCATCCACTTCACCTTCTAGCAATCCAGCCGACTATGCTGGCACTTGGACATTAGCCGATCCAGCGTTTGGCACAAATATTTATTTAATTTATGTCAATAGACAAAACTTTAAGTTTAGTTTTGATACAGACTTTGCAACTTACGCTTCAGGATCAGGTGCATTCGTGCCTTCAACAACTGCTAACTTTGATCCTAAAATATGGTCAGCTTTACCTGATGGAACAAACATAATTGATTTAAGACCTTCTACAGGACAATTTATTGGTGTAGGTAATACAACCACAGGCACAGGACAAATTAAAATTACCAATACTAATAATGGTCAAGTGATTGCGTCATTAGATGAATTCCTAGACTTTGGTGGTCCTACAATTAAAACAGGAACGCCTGCTACATTAACCATTGACATTTATGGTCGCGTTGTAGGCTTTACAACACCTGATGATTTCTACATGACTATTAATAGCTTTGTAGCAACCTCAAGTCAAACTGCATTTAGCGTTACAAGAAATGCTAATTATATTAATGGTCAATGTTGGGTATTTCAAAATGGTTGTTTATTAAATGAAGATGAATACACAGATACTAATACAACTGTTACTTTAGATACTGGCGCTGCTTTAAACGATCAAATAGATATTGTTTCATTTAGAGCAATCTCAAGTGGTAATTTTTATGCTTCTACATCATTGATTGTGGATAGTGTAGCGGGTTCTGTTGTAACTTATGGTTCAACTGCATTGCCACATCAATTAATTAATGCTGGCGATAAAATGACATTTAGCAATACAGGAACGCCAACACAATATACAGTCGCAAGTGTTAATTATGCAACTTATCAAATTACATTTACAACTTCCGTAACTGCATCTAATGGCGATTCTATTTATATTTATCGTGCCGCCGCTTCATCATATCCTGTATTTAGCAGATTTAACGCTTCATTAACTAATGCTTCATCTTATACACCCACAGAATGGTCTTTCTTATCAGGATATGAATTACCATTTATGAATGGCACAGTCGTTCCCGATCAAGATTATGATATTGTAAGTAATACTTATACCAATTTACCAAACACAACAAGCGGCACTTTATCCATTATTCAATTTACTGCAAACAATACAACAACACCTACAGGCACACCTGTAAATTCGCCTGTGTTTTCAGTTATAGGACAAGATACTTATGAATTTAATTACACAATTGACGCTTTTAATTTATACGGAAATGGGGTATTATTAGTCGATCCTGATGATTACACTACAGGGATAACAGGGCAATATACATTAACAACTGTGCCTGATACTAATATTACTGTTTTACAACAACAAACATACGCACGAGCTGGTGCGGCATAAGGATTAATAATGACGCAAGCCTTTAATTTATCACAATTTGCCAACAAAGTAGATTCAAGCGGTCAAGCCGATGCTTCCACAGGATTTACAGGCACAATTTCAACATCTAATTTACCTACTGTTCCTACCACTAAAGGCGGAACAGGATTAACGGCAGTCGGAACTGCTGGTCAAGTATTAAAATCTAACGGATCAACATTATCATGGGGTAATGTAGCTGGCACAATTGCATGGCAATCTGTTCAAACTGGAAACTTTACTGCAACATCTAATTATGGTTATCCAGTCAATACAACTTCAGGTGCAATAACAGTAACACTTCCAGCAAGCCCTACTGCTGGTGATATGATTTCTATCATTGATTACGCTGGAACAAGTGCTACTAATAATATTACACTAGCAACTAATGGCAATAAAATTAATGGAACAACTACAAATAGAGTTATACAAACTAATCGTGAAGGTTTAACTATTGTATATGCTGATGCTACACAAGGATGGGTAGCAGTAAGTGATGTATATTCATCAACCCCTTTTGTAAATGCTCCATATACTGCATCCTATCTTGTAATAGCTGGCGGTTCTGCTGGTGGTTATGATGGTGGTGCTGGTGGTGCGGCTGGTGGTTTATTGACAGGATCATTATCTATAACAAGTGGTTCTGTTTATACTGCAACAATTGGTGCTGGTTCTACCGCAACAACTTCTAATCCACAACCAAATGGTTCTAATTCATCATTAACTGGTGTAACAACAGCATTAGGTGGTGGTGGAGCTGGCGGTTGGTTTAATGTATCAGGACTTTCAGGTGGTTCAGGTGGAGGTGCAGGAGCTAATACTGGTTCTCCTGGAGCTGGAACTGCTGGACAAGGTTTTGCAGGCGGTAATGCATTTAATGGAGGTGGCGCTGGTGGTGGTGGTGGAGCAGGTGCAGTAGGTGGTAATGGTGCAAGTGGGGTTGGTGGAAGTGGAGGTAACGGCGCTCAATCATCTATTACTGGAACTGCAACTTATTACGCTGGCGGTGGTGCTGGATGGACTGATGGTGGAACTGCTGGCACAGGTGGTTTAGGCGGCGGCGGCAATGGTATTACTACTAGAGCAGTAAACCCTAATGCAGGTGCTACAAATACTGGTTCAGGTGGTGGCGGTGGTGGTGGCTCTGGAAATAAAGGCGCAAATGGTGGATCAGGTGTTGTATTTCTTTCTGTTCCTACTGCAAATTATTCAGGAACAACTACTGGTAGCCCAACTATAACAACATCAGGTGCTAACACTATTATGAAATTTACATCATCAGGCACATATACAGGATAATTAATGTCGCAAGCATATAATTTAGGAAAGTTTGCTAACACCTTAAATACATCAGGTCAAATTGATGTAACTACAGGCATTACAGGAACATTTCCTACAACTAATCTTCCTACTATACCTATTAACAAAGGTGGCACTAACCTAACAACTGTTGGTGCTAATGGCACAATCGTATCAACTGATGGATCAGCTTATATTTACGGATCAGCTTCAGGTGCAATTACTTGGGATACAGTTAAAACTTCATCATTTACTGCCGTTGCTGGATATGGTTATTTAGTTAATACCACTTCATCAACAATTACAATAACTTTACCAGCAAGCCCTAGCATTGGACAGTCATTAGTTATTGTGGATTATGCTGGAACTGCGGCAACTAATAATATAACTGTTGATCCTAATGGATCAAAGATTAATTCTAGTGGTGCTAATGCAGTTATTAACACAAATAGAACAGGATTAACTTTTGTTTATATAGATGCTACACAAGGTTGGCTTGCCCAAGCTGATGTTTATTCAGGAAATCCACCTTTTTTAAGAACAGTTTTAATTTCATATCTTATTGTAGCGGGCGGTGGCGGTGGTGCTGGCGCTGGCGGTGGCGGTGGTGGTGCTGGTGGTATGCTTACAGGATCAACAACATTATCTGTAGGAACTACTTATACTGCAACTATTGGTGGTGGTGGTGCGGGGGGCGCTGGAGTATATAATAGTGCATCATCAAGAGGAACAACTGGAAATAATTCATTATTTACAGGATTAACTACTGCATCGGGCGGTGGTGGTGGCGGTTCAGGTCAAGATTTTGGTGTTGGAACTGGAACTGGATTATCAGGTGGTTCAGGCGGTGGTGGTGGCGGAGCTAAAGGTGGATCAAATTATGCTGGTGGATCAGGAACTTCAGGTCAAGGAAATTCAGGCGGAACGGGAAGTGGTTCTGCTGGAGAATATGGTTCTGCTGGTGGTGGTGGCGCTGGTGTAACTGGTTCTAATGGATCAGGATCAGGATCAGGAAATGGCGGTGCTGGATCAGCATCTAGTATTACAGGATCATCAATAACATACGCTGGCGGTGGTGGTGGTGGTGCTTACACAGGAAATGTTAATGGGACTGGTGGCGCTGGTGGTGGTGGTAAAGGTGGTGGTTCTACTGTTGCTACATCAGGAACGGCTAATCTTGGCGGTGGCGGTGGTGGCGGAGCAGTTTCATATACCGCTAGTGGTGCTGGAGGATCAGGCGTAATAATATTATCAATTCCAACTTCTTCTTATTCAGGAACAACTACAGGATCACCTACAATTACAACTTCAGGTTCTAATACAATTATTAAATTTACTGCTTCAGGATCATATACCGCATAAGGTATAATAAGAATAAAGGGGAAATATATGTCGCATTTTGCAAAAGTTTGTGATGGTAAAGTGGTTCAAGTTATCGTTGCAGAAAAAGAATTTTTTGATACATTTGTTGATTCAAGTCCTGGTGCTTGGATACAAACATCTTATAACACTTACGGGAATCAACATCCTGAAGGCAGACCATTAAGAGGTAATTATGCTGGTATTGGTTATACATACGATTCAGTTAATGATGTATTTTATGCGCCACAACCATTTGCTTCATGGCTTTTAAATGAAACAACATGGACTTGGGAAGCACCTACACCAATGCCAACTGATGATAAAATTTATACTTGGGATGAAGCTATTACATCTTGGTTAGAAGTTATAGTATAATCAATAAATAAGATAAGACCATCGCATTGCGTCAGAGAGATGCTTGCGTTATTAACCTTGTAAGGAAAAAAAATGGCTATCTTTAATAAAAATACACTTCAACAAGTGTCGGGCTTTGATAATGAAATCATTGCAGGCGAGCTTGTTTATAATCAAAAAACTTTTTGGAATTTAGCATTTAATAATGATGGCACACCTGTTGATTTAACAGGCGCTACTATTGATGCTTCTATAATTCGCAGACAGTTATCTAACATCCGAGATAGCCGCTATGGTCTTACTTTTGACATAGCAGATTACACACCACCACCAAGCCCTGTATCTTTAACTATTGCAAATAGAGTTGATGCTTCAGGAACTTTTACTCTTATTATTGACGAATCAACATGGTCAGTTATATCAACTGATACTCAATTAGATATTAACGCCGATCCTTGCGTTGGTTTTTCAGGTCGCATTAAAATTTCATTCCCAGCTTCAGGATCAACTCCCGCTCAAGATATGATTATCTTTTTATTATTTCTAGTTCGTTCTGATGGCGTGGTGAACTAAATGGCTAACTATAATATTGATGTTGTTGATAGTAATAATTTAACTGTCAATGTAACACCTACTGCTACAACAGAAATCACGATTGATCGTGGCGTTCAAGGATCACAAGGTCCTACAGGTCCTACTGGTCCTACAGGCGCTCAAGGTAATGTTGGGCCTACAGGCGCTACAGGCGCGACAGGTGCTACAGGAAATATTGGACCTACAGGAAGTCAAGGCATACAAGGACCTACAGGTGCAATAGGACCTACTGGAGCTATTGGACCAACTGGCAGTCAAGGGATTCAAGGTCCTACTGGCATACAAGGACAAACAGGACCACAAGGCGTTCAAGGAATACAAGGTGTAGAAGGTCCAGTAGGTGATACTGGCGCTACAGGACCACAAGGAAATATAGGCGACACAGGCCCGACAGGCGCACAGGGAGCGACAGGAAGTGTTGGCCCAACTGGCGCTAATGGTTTAATTGGACCTACTGGCGCTCAAGGAAATACAGGCGATCATGGCCCTACAGGTCCACAAGGGATACAAGGTATTCAAGGACCGCAAGGTGATATTGGCCCTACAGGCGCTCAAGGTAATGTTGGGCCTACAGGCGCTCAAGGTCAAATTGGTGCAACTGGTCCTCAAGGTGAAGTCGGCCCTACTGGAGCGCAAGGTAATATTGGCGCTACAGGACCTACAGGAATTCAAGGCGATATTGGCCCAACTGGACCACAGGGCATACAAGGAATTCAAGGCATTCAAGGTGATATTGGTCCTACTGGTATTCAAGGCAATATTGGACCAACAGGCCCTACTGGAGCTGAAGGCGCACCATCAACTGTGGCTGGACCTACTGGAGCTATTGGACCAACTGGCGCACAAGGTGATCAAGGAAACACAGGACCTACTGGGCCACAAGGAGTTCAAGGCGATCAAGGATTTGTCGGCCCAACAGGACCACAAGGTGTTATAGGACCAACTGGCGCGCAGGGTAATCCAGGCGCGGGCGGAACTATAGCTGACTGGGGATCATTTTGGGATACTACAACTCAATCTGCAACTATCAATACTGCAACCGCAGTAACATTTAATAGTTATGATCCTGATTCTCATAATGTATCTATTGGATCACCTACTTCAAGAATTGTATTTGCTGAAACAGGAACTTATAGCCTTACTTTTTCTATTCAATTTACAAACACTAGCACCGCTTCAGGAACAACTCAAGTTTGGCTAAAGAAAAATGGCACAAATATTCCTGATACTAATTCTCATTATGATGTTCCTGATAAACAAGGAAGCGCTTTTTCATCACAAATATTAACTGTCAATTTTGTATTTGAAATAACTGCAAATGATTATATACAATTATTTTGGCAGACTACTAATGCAAATGTTTATTTAGAAACTCTTGCCGCAAGCGGTAATTATCCTCTAACTCCTTCAGTTATTCTTACTGCAACACAAGTAACTTATACACAAAATGGACCAACAGGTGTGCAAGGACCTACAGGCGCGGCGGGTGGCACAGGACCTACAGGTCCGCAAGGAATACAGGGAATACAAGGTATTCAAGGTGATATAGGACCAACAGGTCCTCAAGGTGAGATAGGTCTTACTGGACCTACTGGCGCAAATTCTACAGTTGCAGGACCTACTGGCCCGCAAGGTGTAATAGGACCAACTGGACCAACAGGATTACAAGGAATTCAAGGTCCAACTGGAGCGCAAGGCATACAAGGCGATCAAGGCATACAAGGCATTATAGGACCTACAGGGCCGCAAGGTGACATTGGAAATACTGGGCCAACAGGTAGTGTAGGACCTACTGGGCCACAGGGTGAAATTGGACCGACAGGTGCGGCAGGAACAAATGGAAGCACAGGACCGACAGGACCACAGGGTAACATTGGACCTACTGGCCCGCAAGGTGATCAGGGTATTCAGGGTGTGGCTGGCGATACTGGCGCACAAGGGCCAACTGGACCTCAAGGAAATGCTGGAGCTACGGGTGGCATCGGGCCAACTGGACCGCAGGGTGATATAGGACCTACGGGTGTAGGTGGACCTACTGGACCTCAAGGAATCGTAGGACCGACTGGTTCAAATGGACCGACAGGACCTCAAGGCGTTCAAGGCATACAAGGTATTCAAGGCGATACAGGTGCGGGTGGGCCAACAGGACCGACAGGAAGCACAGGCATTGTTAATTATGATTTATTTACTGCTACTGCTTCACAAACAACATTTACAACTTCAGCGACATATACATCGGGCAAAATAAATGTATTTGCAAATGGTGTTAGAATGGTAAACGGAACTGATGTTACAGTTACAAGTGGCACTCAAGTTGTATTTGCTACAGGATTAACGGCAGGAACTACAGTTGATCTAGTATATTAATAATTAAAGGATAAGATAAGATGAAAATAGCGGTATATGCCATATCAAAAAATGAAGAACAGTTTGTAAAAAGATTTTGTGAATCAGCTAAAGATGCAGATTTAATTTTAATAGCAGATACAGGATCAACTGATAACACAATTAAGTTATCTAAAAAACATGGTGCGGTTGTTTATGATATAGCAATTAGCCCTTTTCGCTTTGATAAAGCTCGCGATGCGGCATTAGCACTTATTCCTAAAGACTTTGATGTTTGTATATCATTAGATTTAGATGAAGAATTGCAACCAGGCTGGCGCGAAGAAATAGAAAAAGTATGGAAGGATGACACTACTCGATTAAGATATAAATTTGATTGGGGTGTCGGCATAGTTTTCTATTATGAGAAAATTCATGCTAGACATGGTTATCATTGGCATCATCCATGCCATGAGTATCCAGTAGCAGATAAAAGAATTAAAGAAGTATGGGCGCAAACGGATATGTTGCTTGTGATCCATAAACCTGATCCAACTAAATCAAGAGGACAATACCTTGATTTATTATTATTGGCGGTGACTGAAGATGCTAGATGCCCTAGAAATGCATTTTATTATGCAAGGGAATTAACCTTTTACCATAAATGGTTAGATGCAGTAGTGGCTTTAAATAAATATTTAGATATGCCTGAAGCTACTTGGCAAAACGAAAGATGTTATGCCATGAGATTGTTAGGTAAATGCTATGACGCGTTAGGTCAAAATGGCATTGAATGGTATAAAAAGGCTTGTAAAGAATCGCCTAATACTCGTGAACCTCATGTTGAATTAGCTGAATCATATATGGCTAAAAAGATGTGGCGCGAATGTTATGAAGCCGCATTAAAAGCATTAGAGATAAAAGATAAAGAATTAGTTTATACAATGCGACCTGATGTTTGGGGTGCGCTACCGCATGATTTAATTGCGCTCTCTGCATACAATCTAAAAATGATGTGTGAAGCGCGACATCATGGTGAAATTGCAGTAGAATTAGAACCTGATAATGAAAGGTTAAAGACTAATCTTGAGTTCTATAGAAACGATTGATGATCATTTCGATTTTTTACAAAATAAAACAATCAAAGATATTGGCGCTGATTACTACGATAATAAAAATTATTTGGTTATTTTATTATCTGATGGTTCTATTTGCTATATATCTTCTAGCGGCGATTTGTTTATGGCTATCGAGCGCCATCTCATTAATTAGTAGAAAGAAATAATATGGACATGCAAGAACACACGAAACATGTATTAGATACAGTTTCGGGAATTACAGTTTTAGGAACTGTTATGAAATTTTTACCTGCTATTGCGGCTTTGTTATCAATAGTTTGGTATTGCATAAGGATTTTTGAATGGGCGCGTTCTAAATTTAAAAAATAAAATAATGCCCTTAAAAGATAAAAGCAAAACAAAAGATTATTTAAGGGCTTGGAAAGACAAGAACCGAGAGAAAAATCTTTTTCAATTAGCTAGACATCGTGCCTTAAAAAAAGGTATTGAATTCAATATAGAAATATCCGATATAGTTATTCCTGAAATATGTCCTATTCTTGGACTTCCTATTAAAAAATTAATTGATGGTAATCGCGATTTAAGTCCTAGCCTTGATCGCATAGATAATGCTAAAGGTTACATTAAAGGCAATATTCAGGTAATATCTTTTAAAGCTAATGCTATGAAACTTACTGCTAATAAAGATGAATTAATTAACTTTTCTAATTGGGTAAGGGAAAACTATGAGTAAATATTCGGAAGCTGGAAAAGGATCAACTAATAAGCTTAAACAAAAAAGCTTGTATGATGAGAACTATGAAAAGATTTGGGGCAATAAAAAGAATAAGCTTTATGAGGAACGCTATTATGATTCCGATGAAACAACATCATGGGATCAAGATAAGGTTGATATGATTGGTCTTAATAACAATACGGGCGATCACTACATTAAATAAAAAAGGGGCATTTAAGCCCCTTAATTATTTGTATATATAATGTATATATTATTTATTCATTACATACATTGTTACTTCAAAGCCAAATCTCATTTCTGTTGCTGAAG